TTCACAATCCTAAGGAACGTTCCGTTAACCAGCAATACAGCAGTTCCATCGGCATCCGCTTCTGCTTCAAACCTTAACTTGTCATTCTGATTAAGACTAAGCAGTAAACTTAAAGTGGTGCCACCTGTGTTTTGATCAGTATCTCTCGCAGCATAGTTACTGTTTTGAAGTCTATTGTAGGATTTGAAGCGTGGTGATTCCTCAGTGGCGTCATAATACTCTCCCTTCACAAACAGTTCGATTCGGTTATCAGCATTGGCTCGGGCAGTACAATCGATCATGTAATCCCCGGCGGCTCCAAACGTAATCTCAGTATTTCCAGTCCCTCCGATCGTGATAACCCCAGCGGCATCTGATACTGATAATGCACTCAGACCATCGAACTCCCAGCCTAAGTATACCGCAGTGTTTGCAATACTGTCTGTTTTAGTCCCAACAGCAAAAAGACGATTATGCTGAGTGTTATTAATACCATCTACATAAGTCTTATTTGCTATATGATTTCCCGTAGTAGGGGCTGAGGTAATTGCACCATTTACCCCCGACACTCCCGCTGAAGACACACTACCTGGGGCTCTTATGTCTATACCAGTTACAGAAGTGGAAGATACGGTCTTTTGAACACTATCCCCCTCAACGGTAAGACCACCTGACGCAGTTAAATTCAGGAAGTTCATCTGCTGGCCAGCGGGTGGCGCAGCGTCTACGTCATTCTCCATAATGGCCGAGAAGGATCCGTGAACCCTGCTCCAGAATAGAGGCGAGCCGTCTGCGATATCGTCGGTATCCGAAATACCTGTTACATTTGTAAGGTTTTCAAAATTAGCGTCCGTAGTTAAGAACGTTCTCGCATTCGCATTACTAGCTATGGTTCCGAAAGTGGTAGCATTGGTTCGGAATGTCATGTGACCATCACTGGACATTCCTACATTTGGTGGCTCAACATTAGTGGTAGTTAGAATGTTTTGATCAGCTATTGCGTTTGTAATCAGTGTTGCAGAAGCTAACGAAGTTGCAAAAGCTGTCTCGCCATGCTTAACGGCTAAGATATCCCCAGGAGATCCAGCAGGTAAAGGCGGAGGGACTGCATTAGGCAATGAAGATGGGCACCATTTAGTTCCGTTCCAAGCCAATACATCGTTAGTTCCAGGCCCATTGCTACAAACATTAGATAACGCACTCAAGTTACAACCAGAGAGTGATGAGCATGTGAAGCTAGTTCCACCTGTAGGGAACTGAATACTGGAACCACACCAATTAGATCCCGTCCAGGCAAGAACCTGATGGTTAGTAGGCTTTGTGTTGCAAACATCGCCACTATCGCTTAGATTGGGGATGAACTCAATTAGACCAGACGCATTACCCGTGGCATCATTGAAGCCAAGAGCGAGAGGTATTTTGTTAAAGCCCATTTAAACCTCCTTTATGTTTTGTACTGCTCTGGATCGTCTTCCTCGTCATCCTCATCAGGTTTAATCTCGCCTAATAAATCCTCAAGCTTAGATAACAAACCTGTCAACTCATCCTGATCCATGTCCTCTTCGGGTTCATCTTCTTCTTCGTCATCATCCCCCATAGGCTCTTCGTCAGGCATATCCTCTTTAGCTTCCGCCTCTTCGTCTTCAACCTCAGCCTTAACCTTATTAGCGGCCTCTTCAGCATCCTTATCAGCGTCATTCACTGGAACCTCTGAGTTGCTATCTAACTCGTCAGGCGTGCCTAGAGGATCTTCACTATCCATTACTTCAGGCTTGTCAAGAGC